CTACAAACACTCACACAAGTTTGCACACAGGGGTGGGGATGGGGAGGGAAACTCACACATTCACACAAACCTAACAAAAGAAAGAGAAGCATTACTAGCTTAGGGGAACTCCGAAAGAATTTGTGGAGACCTTTATATCACTAGTAACTCTTTGGAAAAACATCCCGGTGAGAGAAACCTCATGGAAACGCTAGCAAGTGAAAACCTACTAGCTGAGGTCGGGATGGACAGTTTAAGTCTGCCAACTAGCTATTATACTCAGCCAGAGTACCTGATTTATTATTCTCTCAAGCAGGCCTAGAGAGATCAGCCGGACACAACCTGCATCCAGCGCATCTGAAGGTAGGAATAGTCGAGGAAGATGGGAGGAGCATAACCATTTCTAATACAAGCATCACGGACAGCACAACACCAAGCAGAGTAATTAGAGGGACCAGCATGATGGGCAAGGAAACACAGGGAAGTGACAGTGTCTTGAAAGTCACCGCCACGGGACCACATAACAGATTGCTCATAGGTGTCAGGTTCAATCACAGGGTGGTAATAGAAAGGAATAGTCTCATCAGGGACAAACCAACGTTTCAGAAAAGTAACATCAGCAAGGGAAGAGGATTCGGGAAAATCACCTTCTTTAGAAGCAGGAGTTACCACATAGGGAGTATACTTGTCGTAAAAAGCTTTGAGATCACGAGGATGGAAATCAGGAGAGCAAGCATACAAGACATCATCACCATAAGCCAAGATTTGATAGTTTGCAGGAGTGGGAACAAAGTCAGGGCGGGAGATGAGAGCAGAAAGGACAGAGATATTATTGATCATGGAATTGAAAATGGAAGTTCCGACAGCACCGGAAGGCATTCCACCAATCATCACATAAGCCCTATCACCAAAGACATGTTTCGAGGAACGGATAGTATTAAGGTAGTGGAGGACAACATTTGGGGACATAATTTCTTCATCCACATCAATTAAACTAGCGAGCCGGGAAGCAATCAAATTAAAACAAACAGAGGGGAGAGTGGAATCAAAGCAGGAGTAATCAAGGGACCAGACATTACGGAAGCGTTTGAAAGATTGGGCAAAGACAGTCCAATGGAAATCAGGGTCACAACCTACAGCAGATCCAAATTTACCAGGGTTAGAGTGGAAAAGAGCAAAGACTTCTCCAAAGACCATTCGACCAGCGATTATTGCGTGGATCGGAGCGGCTTCAACCAACCTAGTCTTACCAGCCCGGGCCTTAGCCGTCAAGCGGAGTTCGTCCTTCAAGAAGGTGGTGTAAAAGTAATCCGGAGACCTAAGCGTTTTCAGAATTTTTTCTTCAAGCTCAGGTTTCGGGACATACTTTCCATCACCATTCAAGATGAACAACTCACGCCGAGACGTCGTCAGGCTCCAGGGATAACCAGCAGACTGGGTCATGTCTACTCCGTCCAAACCTTCAATACCGTTGATCGCATCGATCATGGAAAGAGTCTTGAAGTGAGGGAAATTACACTGAGAAAAATAGAGATCAGCAGCTTCAGAAAGACCAGGCCAGGGTTCAATCACATCACCTTTATTCTGTTTGGAAAAAGCAACTTCATCAACAGTCACACCAGGGGGAAGGCGCCTATCATGATTGAGGAGGGCGGCAGGTTCCTTCGTAGGTTCGAAGGCACCCCAAGCAGGAGAGTGGGTAAGTTTAGAACGGCGAGGGATATGGGGAGCAGGACCAGGCATAGGAATATCTACAATTACAGATTGGGGATTAGCTTGGCGGAAAGCATCCATAAAATCAACAAGAGGGTCAGCATAACCAGTCACACCAGCAACACCAGCAACATGCACACCAACAAGACGGGGGCCAGCAGGAGTGGAGAGGACAAGAGGAGCACCACAGAGACCAGGGAAGGAAACACACTTGTAATGGTAGCACTCAGCAGCAGTAATCTCAGGACAGTCAGACACTACATAGGAAGCTTCAGAAACCTGAATGAAACCGGGACCGCGAGGGAAAGAAGCAACAAGGTAACCAGCCTTAGCATTACAATCCTTAATGAACCTATCTAAACACTTCATTTGGGGAGCATCAGGAGCTTCAAGCATACAGAGTTCCTTAAAAGTGAAGATTTTACGAGCAGGGTAAGACTTTTGTCCAATTGTCAATTGAGCAGCATCCTTAAGCACAACATGATCAGCAGTAACAAAGAATCTTTGACCAACACCAATTGCAGAAAAAGTAGAAAGCTTATCACCATCAGAAGAGCAGCCACCAACAACATTATTTACAATAGTGGGGTTATAGCCTACAATGCCTTGCCTACGAGCGCGAGGAGGGTTCTTGCGGGGAGCAGGTTCAGGAGTTTTAGACTTGACAGCAGGAGTACCAGTATAGGCACCCTGTCGCCTTTCCTTAAAGTAGGAGTAGGTGAGGGAGATTAGGACAGCGAGGGAAGTAATCACAGACAATACAGCAGTACCTACAAAGATAGGTTTTCTCCATTGCCAAAGCTTCTTAATCACAGAAATGTCTTGATTTTGGGAAATAGCAACCTGAACTTCATAGGGAGTGGAGGAAAAGGCTTCAATTTCTTCATAACCATCATCTTCCGAATCAAAGGGAGGGTTGTGAAAAGTACAAGCAAGCTTACCTTGGGGTTTAGGAGGGGGGCCGGGAGGAAGCTGAGGAAGCTGGGGAGGGACAGTAGGGGCAACTCCATTCACCATGGGAGGAAGCTGGGCAGCAACAGGTTTGCGGGGTTTGATCAGGTGGGAAAAACAATCAAGATTATTCTTCTTACTACAAATCAAAAGCTCAATTTCATCAACCAAATCATCCAAGTGAGCAAATCTACCTTCAATCCTAGCACCAACATTCTTTGGATCAATTGTTAACCTACAACATTCAAAGCGAAGGAAGGGACAATCAGCAGCAAAATGGCGAGTAGCGGGACCATCAGCAGCAAGAGCATCTTCAACGACAAGTCTTTCACCATTAGCAAGGGGTTCACACCTGAGGATAATGGAAAGCCTACGATCAAGGGCAGCAGCACAACGGACAGCAGCTCTGGTGGGTTTTTCAAAATTTGAAGTACAGATGATCACACGAGAGGTGTAGAGGACTCCCTTGTCCTCCAAGGCAGCCATAGGCACCTTGAAGGGGGATGTGGAAACCATTTGTGGGAAATGTTTCCAATCTTCACCTTGTGGATCCTGTCCAATATCATCTATGAGATGAACAGATTGACCATGATATCCATCAAAATATGCATATCCACCTGAAGGGTGAACGAACACATCATCAGGATCACCAGAGAGTTCATTTGCAAGGGTAGAAGCAAGTAGGGTGGCCATAAGGGATTTTCCAGAGCCAGGGGGGCCATACAAATAAATCACAACAGGTTCAGGGCGGGGAGTTGGGGTATTATTTGTGAGAGAGGTAAGGCGGGAAGAGTAGTTGCGAAGAGCCTGGGTAACCATCTGGCAATGAACAGGGGATTTAGCCTGGGAAGCAACTTGCAACAATTTCTGGCCAGCAGCAATGTTGGATCGAATAGCAGTGAGATTAGGGGAGGGATGGGAAACAGCGGCAGTGGAATCAGTGTAGAGAGTGAAAATAGCATCTTCCTTATCAGCAAGGTGAGTAGCAGGGTCATCTCTAATTTTTACACCTAACCATTTCAGAATTTTCTCAACCAATTTGAACACTTTTTCAATCATCCAATCAGTATTTTTGAAAGCATTCATCCAATCGTTGTAATCTTTCACACCTTGGGGTTCAGGGGCAGGAGGAGCCGAAGGTTCGACACGGGGTTCAGCATCAGGATTGGTGGGAGGAGGGGTCTGAGTTTCCTCAGGTTCATCATCAGAAAACACCTCACGAATTTCAGAAGCTTTAACCTTAATCCCGAGTTTAGAGGAAATCCAAGCAACAAGAGATTGGATGGGGGAGGTATTGGAAGCAATTTCAACAAGACCAGGAGCAAGATCAGCAGCAATCACAGTAATCAAACCAGCATTGGAAAGAGGAGTAGGGGAACCAAAGATGATCATAATATAACCAATAATTTTAGTAATCCACATAAGGAATTTTCCAACAATACCACCAGCTTCACCAATGACAGTTTTTGCAGCAGGAACAAGCTTATCACCAATATCACACACACGATTTATGGACTTAGCAATACCAGAAGCAGCAGATTCAAGTTTATCCATTGAGGGTTGGATCTTCTTAACAGACGATTCAAGGCAGGCAGCAGCTCCATTAACAATGGTTGCAGCCTTCATGATGTTCTCAGAGGCCTCAACAGTCTTGTCAAGAGGACCTTGCCTTTTTGGAAGATGGCGGAAGTGAGCGTCAAGAAGCGTTTTTGCAACGCCCACCGAAGCAGTAGCAGCAGCAGCAGCACCAAGTCCAAGAGCAAGACCAAAACCAGAGTTCTGAAGATTGTAGCCAGTAAGAGAAGAAACGAAGTGGGTACAATTCTGGAAAGCATGGTAGGGGAGTGGGGAACCAATCAATTGTTTAGCCATCACCCAAGCTTGATCAGTGGCAGTTGCCCAGATTTCACCTGATACAGGTTCATAGGAAACAACAGCCTGAATTCCTCTCTTGGTGAGGGAAATTTGTTGATCACCTTTTCTGATTGCCCAATGTACATAAGTAACTTTAGGATCCCTAATCACATACACAGGGGAGTCATCATCATTCTCAATCACACCATTCTGACGCTTAGCAGGAATACGAGAATTATTCACAAGGCGGGGAACAGGATAGAAAAGAGTGGTGGTTTTGGCAGGAGAATATTGCGGAATAAAACCAAAGCCACGGAAATTGATTGCACCAATGTTTATGTCCATCCAAGCCCTAATCACATTTTGAGTAGACTCAGAAGTAGGGGGATTCACAAGTTCAATAGCGAATTGAAAAGAGCCAAAATTATCCATATCAACACCAAAAGCACGCTGGTAAGATTCACCGGTAGAATTGTACTTAGGGAAAGAAGCAGGCCACATCTGAAAAACATTGCGGGGGAGCATGTTAGGAACAAACAGAGGAATATGAATAGGGGATTGACCATCAGAAAGGGCAAAACCACTGTAGGGAGCAGCAGTTGCAGCAGAAACCCAACACTGAGCAGCACCAGGGGGAAGGTAGGACCAGCGAAGTTTGAAAGGGCGAGCATTGTTATTTTCACCAGTAAACTGAGGGAGTATAGAAATGCGAACAGCAAGATCACAAGAGAAAGCTTTGAAATTTCTACAGATCCAACTCATCGAAGAAAGGGACCATGCTTGATTGGATCCACGTTGAGATTGTGCGATTCCTGCATGCGTGTAAGAAGCATAGACACGATTACCATACAGGAACGTTTCACCATCAAGCATTGTAACATTTACAGCATTCGATTTCAAATCAACATAGCAAGCAGTAGAAGAGGGAGTATTAGCAATAGTCTGAGTTGTGTTAGAAAGAATGTTGTAAGCAAGATAGGTGCGGAGATTAGAATCTTTGAGCTCTTCATCCCCTTGAGGTTGGGCTACAGCAGCTGCCATAGCAGCGGCCGTTTCCTGAGCGGGTGCTTGAGTCTCAGAGAGATAGAGTTGAGGGGAGCATCCGCGCAGCTCAAAAGATTCACCAGCACGAATAAAAGCAACAATAGACCAGCCTTCAGCAGATTGGGGAAGATCAAGCATGGGATTTTCAACCCAAATAGACACAAAACCAAGAAGGGAAGCGATATAATTCGCAGGATTGTTGTGGGGAAGACTAGGACACCAACCACCAGGGAAGCAATTTGGGATTAAAATAGAGATAGAAGAACAAGAAGTGATATCCCAAAGATGTTTTGCAGAAGGAGACACTGAACCCATCGAATCAGGAACTTCAAAACCAGGAGGGGTGTAAGCAACCATCATACGTCCAGTACAATTTTGGGAGACAGAAGCAACCAAATCAACAATCAAATCACCACGCCATTGAGAGAAAGCACGCATAGCGGTAGAGAGAGGACCAGTATGGGAAAGGATCTCAGCACCAGAAATGGGGATGACAGCAACCTTAGCGCCAACAGTGTTATCTTCAATATCGACGCGTTGAAAGAAAGATGGAATACGCGCGATCTCATCAAAAGATTTCACTTCACCGGGGAGATGTTCAAGATAGGGGAGGGGGGGTGGGGTGACAGTCACAGGGTGAAAATCTTTAAGCTGAGCAGAATAGGAATAATCAGAACCAGAACCAGCAGCAGGCATAGTGACAAGACCTTGAGAAGAAGGATTTGCAGTAAGCCAGAAACGGGAATTGCGAGGAGCAACAGCAATATTCACATTCAAAGCACCAGCCATAAGACCTAGCCGGAGTTGAGTAACAGACGTAACCACAAGGGACCAGGAATCTTCAACTCCAGTTATACCAGCACCACGAGGAAAGAAGGGTGGGAGAGTAATAGTTGCAGTATTGGCTTCAGAAAGGTTCAGGAGAACGGCAGGGGTGGAGAAACCATTAAGATTATCATAAGCACTAGCGGCAGAGGGAATTGCAGTAACTTTAACAATACCAGACATCCCAGGGTTAGCATTCACAGACACTTGAATAGTGAAACCGCGCTGATAGAACCGATTAGAATCATAAAGCCGAGAGAAAACACAATTAGGATTGGAGGAAACAATTGCACTAGGGAGAGAAATCACAGGGCCAGACTGAGCAGAATTATCCTTACCTAAGGGAAAAGGAGGATTCACTTGAGCGGTGGAATTGGCACTATTATCCTGAACAAAAGGAAAACCACCAGTAATGGTGATTACTTGTCCAGGTTCATGAGCACCAGTCCACTCAAAATTTGCAACATGTTGAAGAGAATCTGCAAGAGGACCACCGACAATAGCAGGACCAAGTTTAGGAGGGTCATAGACAGGAGGGTCGGGCCAGGGTGAAGATCTACACGCATAAGCCATAGTATCAAAGGACACATAACCAGTTTCTTCAGCCTTAACATCAGAAGCCATAGCGTTCGTTCGAACACGCTGAGTGGAGGATTGAAGGATAGAGGCAGGATTTGCAGAAGGACGATCAGTGGAGGGTGGGAGCTCATGATCACGAGAACGAGTATTAGAAATTACATCTATATCTACAGAAGGAGCAGTGCGTGGAGGTCTCACAGGAGCAGTACGAGCAGTATTGTCTTGGACAGGAGGGGTTGAGACAGCAGTGGCATCACCACCAGAAGCAGCGAGAGAACCAGAAGCGGACAAACCTTGAGAAGTGTCAAAAGAATTGTTACTACCAGAGACATTATACGTAATGTTTCCATGGGAAACAGGATCAGCACCATAGTAGAAGTCTTGAATTTGTTCCAGAGTCAAAGCAGAGCCAAATGGAAGAGAACCATTACGATAGTAATGTTCCAGATCATCATTCAACATACAGCCAGAGAAATCAAGTTCACAATCACTCAGGTCAAGAGGTTCGGGAGGAGGAGCAGGGGTGGGAGGAGGATCAAGGTAAGGGAAGGGGCAAGGAGCATCCGGGTCATACTGGGACTTAGGGAGAGAGGAGTGGAGGTAGGTCTTCTTTTGAGATTTACCAGATCCAGGGGCATAAAACAAAATCCGACGGGCGAGTTGGAGACGACGTTGCCGAGAAACTGTGCAGCCAAGACGGTTAGCCAGGGGTTGATCAATAGCAGGGTCATCAATGCCAGAGAAGCCAGATTCACAAGCCACTTCATCGAAGATTTTCTTGAAGCACTCCATTTTCTCTAGTGATGAATCGTTCGTATCGCCGCGTACGCTATAAAACATCAGCAAATTGCTGATATAATGGCGTCACCACTAAAGAAAGAATAAAAAGAAAAGAATATTTTGGACCTAACTTTCATTGTTTTAACCCTATATGTGGGGAGACACACAGTATAGGGCCCAGATCAGATCCCATAAAATGGGGTACCTTCTGGGGGTCTACTCATTAGGTCATAACGTTCCCAACTACTAGCAAAATTGCCAGCAATTACGTACTAGATCTTAATTACTTTAAGTAAACTTCCTTGGGGTTAGGAGCCTGGGAGGTGAGCTTCATCGAATCCTGTTCAGGTCGGGGTGGGAACCCCTTCCTTGGAGGACCGATTGCCCACTAGCCTTTCGGGCCCGTTGGACCATGTTACCATGGGGGAATTCCAACGGCACACACCAGGTGGCGCGAGCCAGTTATACTTATTTCATTAAAATTTTTCGGTAAAAGACAGCTTTCTTACGTTCATCGAAGCACGGGTACATTCTCTGGATACTAAGGCCCAAAAGCTGGGACCAGAGATTAAGGCTTGAGTACCGAAACCTTAGGAAGAACTTTGGGAAAGACACAGACAAACACACAAAGTTTTGGGCATTGGAGCATGAATCAACATGAACTCCTAACGTGCAAGCCCTGCACGGAAGCCTTGGTTAGTAGACTAACCTCACAGTGCCAGCTTCAGGCACTGGGATATAAAAGAACCGTCTAATTTAGACGGAGAAATACCGGGGTCAA